CACTTATATGTTCCATCAGATTGCTGAACATAATCTAAGTGCTTGCCCATAATTTGTATGTATTTACATACTATTGTAGCAAACTATTCGGGTTTGGCCTCATTTGCTGTTGGTAAAACTTCACCTTGAACTAAAATATCTCTAAATTCCTCTCTATCAATGACTTGTTGATCGAATAGTGATGTTAAAGCTGTAATATCTTGTCCAATTAGCCTTTCAATATCAAAATCTCTGCTTATTTTTACTTCAGGTGGTTCGATTCCAACATACTCGGCTGATAAATTAAAGGCTTTTTGAAGTTTTTGCTCTAATTCCATAGATACCATTGCAAGCATAGAGTTTGTATCAACACGATCTAATCTTCGAGCGTCAGCACTTTCAGCTACAAATTTCTGTTGTGATAGTGTACTGATACCTAATGTTGCCATCTGCATCTGTAATTCTTTTATTTCAGCAGATTGAGCATCAAAAGCACTAGAAGCTGGCTCTACATAATAAACTTTATTACCTGGCTGAGTTGCCATCGCATAATTTACAGATATAGCAAGGTCTTTAGTCTGGTCATCATAACCCTCCATTACTAGCATTGGCTGAGATGCAACGTGCAAACTATGAATTAAATCAGCTTGTCTCTGAAAATGTGCAAGATTTAAATATGCAATGTCCAATAAAGGTGGTTTACTTGTCATATTATCTATTTTTCCAGAATAAACAGTAACTAAAGGTATTTCACCAAGAGAAAAGTTACCCGATTCTGCTAATTCAAAGTCTTTTTCGTTTGGTGTGCCCTGCATATTACCAGCATATGTTCCATCATTTTCTTCGTACATATCTTCAACAGTTTCTTTTCTTCTAAATACACGGTAACGACCAGGTTCTATAACCCTCATCTGGTCATATATCTTTTCACCAAAAGCACCATCAGGTAATACAGCTTTTTCCGCAATTCTTACTTGTATAAGATTTCCGTAGTTTGCTTCTCTATCTAATCTCCAACCATAAATATTTGTAGGATCTACTTCAATCCAATATGGTCTACGATTTTGTGATCTCTCTTCAGCTAAACTAACAGCACCTCCAGGAGCAGGATAATCTACAAGAATATGACTCTGACCATAAGTAAGAGAACACATTAATAATCTTCTTGCATATTCATCTAAATCTGAACCACACCCATCAACATCCATCTTGAACATATCAGTCCAATAAGGATCTCCAATAAGTGTTATAGGTTTTCTTAATACAAGACCTGTAGCTGCTCTTATTAATCTTTGTGTAAAAGGGCTAAATACTGATCTATTTACTCTGGCAAGGTAAGCATCATAATCTTCTCTTGGCTCTAGTGGTAAAAATGCTTCACTATTTTCTCTTAAATATTCTGTGCCTTCACTAACAGCTTTCATTATTTCCCAACCTTTCATCATATCTAATACAGCCCTATTTCTAGTAAAAGGACTATCAGTACTACCAATATATGTAGTTGCAGTAATACTGGTTTTTA